TATCCCTGACGGCTCAGCAATCCGGTTGTTCCCGTATCAGGACACGCTCGGCATCGCGGAGGGCATCGAGACTGCAATCTCGGCCTATGCGATCTTTGGTATACCGACATGGGCTTCGATCAGCTCCTCAATGATGGTCAAATGGTCGCCACCTACGCCTGTCAGAAAAGTCTATATCTTTTCTGACAACGACAAGGGTTTTGCTGGTCAAGCGGCGGCGTATCGGCTAGGGTATCAATTAGCGAATAGCAACGCGAAATATGAAATTGTTAAAGTCGTCGTCCCCGATATCACGGGTGCAGACTGGAATGATGTTCTGACGCTCCTCGGTTCTGAAAAGGCTCGGGAGCTTGTAAAGGGCAAAATGGAATAGCTGTCGGGTTGCTCTCCTGTTTCTCGACGGCAAAAGGCCTCGGCAGCAAAAACACTGCCGAGGCCAATTTTATTTCAGTATGTTCTCGAGCCATTGCGGGATCGGGTGTTGACCGTTAAGCCATCGTCGGACTGTTCTGGGCGTCACCCCGATCCGTAGGGCAAAGGCCGTTCGGGTTTCCCCGTTGGCCTTCAGGATCGTGTCAAGCTGCTTCGGTGTCATTGTAAACCGTCCGATCACCAAGTAAGCGATCTATATCCCAAATCTCGACGTAGGCCTTGTTTCCCGTTAATTGCAAATCATTGCAAAACTCGGAATAGGTCTGCCAAGCCAGATCGTCGTCATCCGTTCGGATAAAGTCGAGAAGCTCGCCATCTTGCCAGATTTGCACCAAATAGCGCTCATCTCGATCAAGCTCGGCTTTCTGCCTTGACTGGATAATCGAAGCAAAAACCCGATGACGTTGGTCTAAGTTAAAGTCAGACGGGCTGCGCTCGGCATCCCGACAGGCCTGATTGTAGGCGTTGGCCTCGGCTTCGGTAAAAACGTGGCCGTTAAAAGCCACATACCCTGCATTTATTGGAATTGCTTTTGTCATGGTTTCCCTTTCACATCGCGTCGATTATGTTGTGTTTATCGTCCAATAGGACAAAAGACAGCGGTTCATCTTTTATGCCGTAGCAGGTTTTTACGGCGTTAATGATCTCCAGAGCATCCCAAACAGCGGTCTGGGCAAGGCCTTTGTGGGCCTCGCCGTAATCCAACTGAAAGGAATAGACAGCGCCGTTCTTTTTTGCGTCTTGATAGCTGAAATTGTCGTTCTTAAAAAAAGCAAGCGTCACGGGTGCGCCCATGATAGGCCTCCTATTGTGCGTTGGTTGCTGCTTCGTGGGTTGCGCTTTCGGCCTCGACCTCGGCCTCGAGATCGCTTGGCTCGTCGTCCTCTGGGTAATTAAAGTGAGCGACAAGGTGGGCCATGTCTTCGGGGGCATTGTCTGGGCTAAATACTCGGCTTTCGCCATCGTTCCAAATGCCGACAAAAAACCCGCCTTCATCCCAATAGTCCGCCTTGACCGTGTAGCCGAGCTGCTTCATATGCTCGAATACTGGGATTGGGGGCGCCCATGCGGTAGCAAAGGCAACGTCAACCATCGTTGGGCCGTCTAGAATAAATTGAGGCTCGCGGATGTCCCATTTTGTCCCCCAATGCTCGACGCAAAAATCATAATCCCAATCACCGTTGGGCAATGGGATGAAATGCTCGAACGTGTTCCCGTCCGAGAATGTCTGGATAAGCTCAGCGATCTTTGAAGGATCGTTGTGGCTTATCGTGGCCGTGTGGCTGCACCAGTTTGGCATGGGTTGTCCTCCTCAAGAATAATAGGGCCGCTCGCTCGGGAACGGCTTGGGGTTTCCGTCTGAAATGATCGGCAGATAGCGACCGACCGAGTTCGAATGGCCGATGTCCGGCCTTCCGTCATTTAGCTCATGACATATAGGCAAAAGCTCGGCAGAATAGTTTAGGGCTTCGGCCTCGGTTTCGAAGCCTCGCGTATAACTGCATTGCTCGTCCGATGGCTCTCCGCAATCGTACCACCATCCGCCTTCCTCCGAGCCACCATAGGCCCGATCAACGATGTAAATCGCTACTGTTATCATAAGTTTTTCTCCTGTTTTCGGTTCCACTATGGCAACCGCTGAGACGCACCCCGAAGGATGCGTCTGGACTGTTGTCAAACGAGCTTGCTTGCTATCCAGTGGTCGAACGTGCTTTGCGCTCCCGCAATCTCGCGTTCGGCGGCATCTCCCCGCCATTTGCGCCATTCTTCAGGAAAGGCGAGGGGGATCATGCACCAGTCACAATCCTCCTCAAACCACCCGTCGAGGCCTTGCCGATGGAAGCTCGCAACAAGCCACGCTTCCGGCATCGCCTTGCGGCGCTCGGCTGAGACGTAAAAGCCACCGTGCCGAGGCGTCGAGATAGACCACACGCCATCGAACACCTGTTCGGCATGGTCGGGCTTACCCCAAGGCGACCACTGGGGACGAGGGATGGCCTTGAACGTGCGAGGGGCGTCGATTGTCAATTCGATTTGCATTGTTGTTTCTCCTGTTTCCGGTTCCGACATGGCAACCGAGAGAACGCACCCCGAGGGATGCGCTCCCGCTGTTGTCACTAAAGCCAAGCCTGTTTCAAAGCGTAGCCTCCGTCATGGTCGGGCTGTCCGTTGCGGGTGCCGTGGGCTTCCGGCGTGCCGTTGGGCCAAAGGGCCATGCCGAGGCTGTAGACCGTGGCGAAGCCCATATCCATGCCGCAACCCGTGACCGTCAGGCCTTCGCCCTTGGCCTTTTTCAGTCCTAGCAAACTGGCAACCAGTCCGGTGATCCAAAGGGGGTGATCCTGTTTAATGATGTAAAAATCAATGGCTCGGCTCATACCAGAAGCTGAAACCGACCTTAGAACGGTGTAGACCGTATCCTTCGGGCTGATTAGTCCGAGCAAGTTGTCTCGGGCTTGCTGCTCTAGGCGCTTTTTGCCTTCAGTCTTGCTAAGGCGCTTACCTGATAGGAAGGGGCCGCTGTAAACCTGCGGGTTCGTTGTGGTGATGATGGTTCCGTGTGGAAGCTCAATGTAGGCTTGCATGGTTTTTCTCCTGTTTTCGGTCATTAGCAACCGTGGGAACGCACCTTGTGAGATGCGTTCGAGCTGTTGCTACTGGGTAACCTGTTCGAGAGTGATATCGGCCTCGGCGACAAGGAAGGTATAGGTTGAGCAGTCCGAACCATAAGGGTAAAAATCAAAGGCGTCATGGTAGTCAATGAAGTCATCCGAAGCAGCATCAACGCAGCTCAGGTTCGGCACGTTTTTGGCGAGATAGTCGAAAAAGGCATCCGCTGCCTTGATCTCATCGTCCTCGAGGCCCGAGGCATCGTCGTTGATATAGTAAGAGGCCCAGTAGCTCGGGGCGGTCACGGTGAAGGTCTTGATCATGGTTTAAGCTCCTGTCGTTTCGATGGGTAGGGCGTGAAGCATGGTTGTTATCCAGATGTCGAGGTCAGCAATAGCTAGGTCATATTGGCCGCGCTTGTAGCTCTTTCCGGTAAACTGCTTCGTCAAAGCGAAAAGCGTGGTCGGCGTGGCATTGCGTGAAAGCCTCATGCCGAGCTTGCAAGCTCTGAGGCCTTGCTTCACTACCTTGGCTTGAAATAGGCGGGTAGCGTCCTCGCCGATATAGCTGCAAACGGTGCCGTCTGCGTTTGTTCTTAGGTGGCTGTCGTTCATGGTGGTTTCTCCTGTTTTCGGTCACTGGCGACCGAGAGAAGGGAAAGGCCGGAGCCGATCCATTCCCGCTGTCGTCAGGAGTATTCAGGTTTTACGATGTCAAACAGCCTAGGACGGTGCGTCCTCTGGAATACTAGGACGCTACGTCCGTCTTGTAGTCAAGCGGTTTTTTTCGTATAGTGTTGTCAATGGTTTAGCTGATTCGGTTTCCGGTAGGTCAGCGAACAAATCGCGCAAAGGCCGCAAATCACCTGCTCTTGATGGGTAGTTCATCAAAGGGAGGGAGGGCAGGTAGACCGGACAGCTCAGGCGCTGGGCAAGGTCAGGACAAGACAGGGGCAAAACGCCGGGTCTTTTACCTGCTACAGAAAAGCCCGGAGGGGTTGTCATCAAGACAGGATCAGGAGATCAGGAGGCGGTCAAAATAAAGGGCCGCAGAAGGCTGCTCCTTGTTGTCATGCTCTAGGTACAGGGAAAGGGAATAGACAGGCTCAGGGAGGCTCTGGAGAAGCAAAAACAGGCCATCAGGAGGGATCAGCTCAGGAAGGTGGAAACTCAACGCTAACGCTTTTGACAATCATCCTTAATTGATTATAATCAAAACGAGCAAAAGCAAGTTTCAAGGGGTTAGGCATGGCGAGGGGTGGGAGAAGGGTAGGAGCAGGTAGGAAAGCGGGTACTTCTGACCGAAATATGAGGAAATTTAAGGTTAATGAGGTGATGGATGCTATCGGGTCAGGTCCAGAGGCTACTCCGCTTGCGTTCTTGATGACCATCATGCACCTGAAAGAAGCCAAGATGTCTGATAGGATCCAGTGCGCCATCGCTGCTGCTCCGTATGTCCATCCGAGGCTGTCATCTATCGAGATGAAGGGCGACAAGGAAAATCCCCTGCAAATACAAACAGATATCGGTCAGGCTCTTAAGGCATTGGCTGAGATTGCTAGGACAAGAGAGGCCATCGACGTGACACCGGAACCGACATTGCTCGAAGCAGGCAGTTTCTAAAAGTGGACGTGGCGTCATCTCTGGATAGGACGTGGCGTCCATCGGGGTGGCACCCCCCATCGGGATCCTCCGAGAATTTTTATACCCCCCACCCACCCGTTTTCAAAGTTATGATTTATGCAAGCCATTGAAACCATTAGCAATAATATCGCACACCTCGATCCAATCAACCAAGAGGCTGTGTTGGCTAGGCTTAAATGGCTCCAGACGGCTAGGCCTAATCAGGTAATACCGGAGACTACGGACTGGTCTTACTGTGGGGCTTTGGCTGGCCGTGGGTTTGGTAAGACGAGGATGGGAGCTGCTTGGGCTTGGTGGCAAGCGTGGCAGAATCCTAAGTCGTATGGGGCAATTATTGCTCCTACCCGGTATGATGCCCAGTCTGTGTGTATTGAGGGGCCAGCGGGTTTATTGGCTCAGATGCCTGACTCTATTATTGAGAGCTACAATAAGAGTGAGTTGAAGATACGGCTAAAGAATGGATCGACAATGCAGGGGTTTTCGGCCAGTGAGCCGGATCGTCTGCGTGGTCCTCAGCACCATTGGGCTTGGGGGGATGAGCTTGCGGCTTGGGAGAATGGCGACGAAGTATGGGATATGCTTCAATTTGGTATGCGCCTTGGTGATAATCCCCAGACGGTATGGACGACAACGCCGAGGCCAGTGGCTCATGTCCGACGGATTGTTAATTTGCAGAACACTATTCTAATACGAGGCAGCACTTTTGACAATGAAAAGAACCTGCCAGCCAACTTTTTTGAGAATCTGTCGCAATATAATGGTACGAAGATCGGCAGACAGGAGTTGATGGGGGAGCTGCTTGACTCTGAAGAGGGTGGGATTATTAAGAGGGACTGGTTCAGTATTTGGCCCCGTACCCTGCCTTTGCCTCCTTTCCAGATGATTGTGGTGTCCCTTGATACGGCTTTTACCGAGAAGACCAAGAACAAAAAGAGCGGTGATCCCGACCCTACAGCGTGTACTGTTTGGGGGTATTTTGACCATGATGGTATGGTTGGTTTTCTTCTTCTGGACTGCTGGAGTGATCATCTGGGGTTTCCTGACCTTGTTGATCGAGCCAAAAAAGAAATGAATGTTAGGTGGGGTGATGAAGAGTTCAATGCCGTTATCAAGCCCCAGTTTGGATCAAGGAAGCCCTACAACATGGGCAAAAAGCCAGATCATCTTATCATCGAAGACAAAGGTTCCGGTATATCCCTTCGGCAAACGCTTTATCGAGAGGGAATTTTTCCATTTGGTTATAATCCCGGAAAGGCATCTAAGCTCCAGCGTCTTCACGCCGTCTCGCATTTCTTTGCTTCAGGCCTAGTCTATGTGGTTGAGTCCAAGAAAATGCCGGGTGTACCCGCAACTTGGACGGATGAGATGATCTCCCAGTTATGCTCGTTCCGAGGAGAAGGGTCCATTAGGCACGATGATTATGTGGATTCCACGACTCAGGCTTTACGGTGGATAGCAGATAATGCTAATATCTCTGTCAGTGAGCAGCCCGAAATTGATTACCGTCCCCCAGCAGAAGTGGTGAATCCATATGCAATCTGATTTCATTGATGGTGGCGCCATTAACTGGGCCAACCAGTCCGATGGTAAAGATACCCAGACCCAGATCGGAAATCTGATGCAAGCAGGTGGTCTGGTTTCCGGTTCACCCGTAATGGGTACATCGCCTCTTGCCATGAGTGGGCAGCTCAATATGGCGCATGGTGGCCATGTGGATGAGCCAACCCCTGAAGCGCTTATCTCCAAGATCAGGGAAGAGTTCCGTAAGCGGGGACTGGATTTTGACCGCTATATGGCTCAACGCATGGCTCATTCCGGCCAATGATCAAAGACATCCTATCCTTGATGAGCCAATCACGACTCCACAAAAAGTGGTACGTCGAGGATATCTTTAACATTATTTTGCCTCCAATCGAATCCGGTCAGTGCATTGTTGTTCGTGAAAATGACAAAGTTGTCGGATTTGGAACATGGGCATATATGAGCAACGCCTCATTGGATGCTTTCCTGAATGGAACCCGCAAGATCGGACCACAGGACTTTAACAATGGTCACAACCTTGTTCTGGTGGATATCGTGTCTCCCTACGGACATGGGACAAAAATAGCCTTCAAGATCAGACATCGGTTGCTGGAATTGGGCCATTGGGGTAAAAAGATCAAATACGTTCGCTACTACAATGGTAAGCGGGTCCAAAAGGAATCTGTCCTATGATGACATTGTTAGACAAGTATTCCCTTTGGAACGTCCCCAAAGGTGGTGGGGGTG